GCAGAATCGGCGACCGGTAAAAAAACGATTCGACTTTTGTAATTCGCATCGCGTGAAAGTTACCATACTCGCGAAGGTTTTCTTCTTAAGACATTAGATCTAGTCGCGTTGCAAGACGCGCAAGACGCCCGAAGATTAGTCGGCTCGTATTTAGAGCCGCCAAAAGCGAGCGGTACTATATGATCAACTTGAGTAGCTAGTCCTTTACACTTCGGGAGTCCGACGGTGCATCGGTAAGAGTCCCGTTCAAGTATTGCTAAACGAGTTCTCTTCCATAGCCCATCGTTATATCTATATTTCTTTATTGAAGTCATTACCCGACTTCCAGCTTTCTATGTCTACGTTTAAGACGTTTAAGATTATGAGCATAGACGCGGACCATATAACTAGATAGTAGAAGACTAAGGTTGCCATTGGTCGAAGCCTTCCGAGTATTTATATAACGCGAACGCGGCTTCTAGGTTTATTGCTGGGACGAATAGATCTTCGCATACGTCTAAGATCTTTAGCTCTTGAAGATATCCGTTCGGATAGTAACGGGATTTTAAGCACCACGAACGATCGTTAATTTGCATTAGTCCGTAATCTTGAGAGCCGTCCGCGTTAAGAGTTTTGTTATGAGCCTTTGCAATACATCGAGATTCGCGCCATATAAGAGCGTCTACGGTTTTAAGATCTTTTAACTTAAAGCCAGTCTCGACTATAAGCTCGGCCCAGCGCGGACACTTTAAGCCGTCTTTGTTTATATAGACGGAGTCGCGTTCGGTGAGGCGAGAGGGAAGCACGTTTAACGGCGCGACTCCGTCCGATGATAAGCCTAGTGAAGTCGGAGCCGTCGCGTGAGCGGTAGGCATTAGAACGGACATCCCGAAGAGTAGGACGATGAGACTCGCCATACGATCGCGGTAGATCCGGTGTCGGTTAGCCGGCGTTTGCTGGTCGCTTCGACTAGCCCCAGCTCTACGAGTTCTTGTCGGCGTTTGCCGGCGCTGGAGCGTAAGATCCCCATCGCTTGAGCTATCTCGTAATCTGTAGCTTCCCTTAAACGGTTGAGAGTGTTCCATACGATGATCCTTTGGTTAGGTCCTTTGACGCTTGCGGCTTGAGCGGCGGCGTGAGAGGTGTCCGGGTCGGTGGCTCTTACTAGTGTACTCGGGTCGAATATGAGCCGAAGATTCTCAGTAGACAAGATCTACCGTCTTTATATTGGTTGAGTATCGCTCTAGGTAGCGTTCGGGTAGGTGTTGCCACTCGACATTATGGCAACACGGACAAGAGCCAGTAGGTCGGCGACTTGTTTTAGTTTGTACCCAGCCGATAACGGTCGCGCAATACTGGCACTCGAAGAACTCCATTTTAAGGCTCATCCGTTCCACCCGTCGTCTAGTTGATCTAAGTCTTTAAGCCTTAAAAGTATTGTGTCTATTTGTCGGCGGATGAGATCTTCGCCTATAAGCGCGTCCATTTTGTCGCGGAGCATCTGCTCCGATAGTTGCCATAGCGCTTTTAGTTGCTCGTCAATTATGCCGAATCTTATTTCGATAGCCGTTATCTTTTTAAGTAACGCGGCTGGATCTAGTTCTAAGCTTCGTTTGTAGTCCGAATAGTTTCTCTCGGAATCGTAAGCCGGATAGTCGCTCATTTTACGATTTTCGCTATTCTGACGATAAGAACGACTACTAAAGCCATACTAAATACGATAAACATTTTTAGACCTTCTTTCATATTTTGGATGGACTCGATAGTTCTATAGCGGACCTTCGACTCGCCCAATTACCGCGAAGAAGATCCTTTTGGAAGTCTTCTAAGTCTTGATCGTTCGCGATGATCTCGGCGACTTTCATAAGATCCGTGATCGTTTGAGCGTCGCTAATAAGTTTTATATATTGCTTCGACGATATTTGAGTTACTGATCCGGTCGCTTTAGTTGCCGGCGGTGTAGATCTTGCCGAGTTCGGCGGCGGTGTCGGAGCTGGCTCGCTGGCTCTTACTTTTGCGCGAGTTATCTCTTCGGTTGAAGCGATGCCGGACCCGTGATAGCCGCATAGAGCGAGAGCGCGTCCTACTGCCGAAGTTTCGCACACTTCAAGCGCGGAAGTTTTGTTTATTTGTGACGCTCCGATCGTTTCGTGGGCGTGTCCAGTCGCGATCGGTTCTACGCTTGCATACTCGAAGAAGACTTGAGCTTTAAAGATCCAGTAGTTCGCGCCGGCTTCGAGTAGTTCGGTTTTAATTCTTCCGTCCGGGTGATCTTGCCAAAAGCGGTGAAGTCTCTGAGCGACGGTCTCATAGTTTTGTAGTGACATTTTTATAGCTCCTTTTTTATTTTCATTGACAATATGCGCGGATCGGCTTTTGGGTCGTCGCGTTTGATTCGCATAGCTACGCCTACCGCGTCGTTTAGCGTCGGGTATTGGTGGGCGCGTTTGATCCAGCTTGAAGCGGTTAGTCCGAGTCGGTCGTATTGTACGACGAAGCCGCGTCCGCTTTTTTTGTTAGGTGTTGCTACTGCGACAAGATAAGCGTCTTCGGTGGGCTTGTAATGATGAAACGATGCTCTTTTATATTTAGGCATTTTTAACCTTTCCTTTCGACATTATTTAGCCTAGTAGAGAGTTCTTGCTAAGTGTGCGATACCCTGCTATTATCTTTAGCGGAAGCGCGATAGGTCGTTACTCGGTGCATCGGGTCGGGACGGGAACACTCGGGAACGAGGGTAGATCGCGCTGTCAGTAATGCGGCGCGAGGCATTAAGTAAAAAGATTAGGTAGTCCGGGTGAGGCATCCGGACGGGGGTTTTTTCTTTTTTTTTCTTTTAGGGCGAATCGTCAAAGAACGCGAATCGAGCGAATCATCGCAACCGGAACGCAAAGAACGTGATCGAGATCGCCGTCGGCGGTTCGCGACTGATAAATAACAAGATGCTTTTTTTTAGAGATCGGGTCGGGAAGTTTGTAACCGACGGAAGTTATCAGATAATCGCCATCGTCCAAGTTTAGATCTTTGACACTTTTCCAGTCGAAAGAATCCAAGCTATGAGCGTCCGCCCAAGTGACGGCGACGAGTTGATCTTTTGAACGGTTCGCGACTTTTAAAGCCGGCGATATTTTAGACGTTTTTTTTAGTCGAGCCATACGACATACTCGGCGGTTATTCGCGGCTTGCTGGAGTCGATGAAGTGAAGTCTTTGAGAAGGTCGGCTTGTAGCGGCGACGAAAGCTTTCGCGTAAGTGTTGTCGGATTCGGGCGATCCAGTAACGAACACTCGTCCGCCGTTCGGTAGCGGAAGTGTCATAACACTATGAAAGTGTCCACAGTAGGCATCGTTAAAAGTTTCGCCAAGAACGCCGGAAGCCCACGCGCTAACCTTTTTAATTATTCCGTACGCCGGGATTCCGCCGCCGTAAGAGTTCACTTCGTCGCCGTGAAATAGTAGAGCGCGATACTCGGCGCCGACTTTGACAAGTTGATAGAAGTTGTCGGACGACTGCCACTCGATGCCTAGATCTTTTACTTTGTCTTGAACGATGCGATACGCCATCCGGTCTATATTGTCGGCGGCTGGAAGATCGCCTTTGCGACCTATGCGACCGTGATTACCGAATTCGCAAACTACTTTAAACTTCTCGAAGTTTGACGCGAGCCGGCGGATCATCGCTTCGGCGATAGTTGTTACCTCGAAGAGTTGCTCGAATAGGTGAGCTTCGACTTCCCAGCTTTGACCGGGAAAGACCGTTAAGCCTTCGACCATATCGCCGCCGAGCATTAGAACGCCTTCTCTTACTGGATGGTGGGCGCGTTGAATCTCTGTGAGATAGATAATCTTTTCGGTGAAGAGTTCGATTCTTTGTCGCAAGACTTTTAGATCAAAAGAAGAAGTACGTTTCCCGGCTTGCCAGTCAGTCGAGTGAATAAGAGCGATCTCGCCGCGCGGCGTTCGGCGATCCGTTTTAGCTTTAGGCGTCTTTCTAGGCTGGGCGGAAACGAGAGCGGCGTCTTTAGCGGCGCGATAGATAGCTTCGACTACGTCATCGGTTCGGCGTCGTAGTTTTGCTTCGTTTTGTAGAGATCGTTTAAGAGCTTCGCGTAATTGCTCTATCTCTGTAACCGTGTTTAGCTCATTTTTTAGCGACATTAGTAGCCGAATCTCGAAGCCGGCTTCTTACTAATTGAACGGCGCTCGGCGAAAGCGTTACTCCGCGAGTTTTCAATACTTCGGCGATAGCCCTATTCGAGTGATCGTAAGACATAAGAACACTTATCCACTCTTTACGATCTTTCGCGTCTAAAGAATCAAGATAAAGATCTATTTTGCTTTGCTTATTGCTTCCTTGCGACTTTGTCTGTGCGCGTAGCTCTTCGATTAGTGACATTTATAGAAGTCCCGTCTGAGTGATCTTTTAAGTGTCCTTCTAGTCTGCCATCTACTTTGCCGACTTTATCGGATAGGTCCTTTATAGCGTTCATAATCCGGGAGAGCCGCATTTGAACGAGCGCGTGATCGTTATTATTCTCGCGTCGGGCTCGCTCGATTAAAACTGCTGGAACTCCGGCGCATAATGTACCTATGACGCCAATAATCGCGACAATTACCGCGTCGCTCACGCGCTTAACCTATCGGGAATCATAATTTTAAGCTCATAAAGCTGGCGCTTTAGTAACGGGATTCGCGTCTTTAGTAACGGGATTCGGCATAGATCGGATTACTTGCTCCCAAGCTTTAACGACCGTTTCTGTACTTTTAAGATGAGCCGGCGATAGTTCTATATGTATCCAGCGTCCGCCGGGAGCGCCTGCGATGGTCGGCTTATCGTAGTTTTGCCACGATCCGCGCTCCGACTTCCAGCCGCGCCCGAACGGAGCCGGTTGATAGTCGAGGATTAGTTCCACTCCTAAAAGATCGGCGTTTGCGGTAAGTAGCGAGATGAAGCTTAGGCACATTTTACGACCGTTCTTAATACCTGTATAGCCGAGATCTACGGCTCGTCCGGTTCCGTGAACGGATGCGAGTTCTTTACGATTAACTTTCGCCGACGACTTTTGTTTTCTAACTACCCAAGAGCCCAAGTTTTTTAGACCGCCGACGTTATGCGCGTAGACGATCCATAGGTCCATAGCTGGACGCGGCGCTAAAACGTTTTGATCGAAGCCCGTATATCGGAGCGCCATAGCGTCTACTTTGAGCCGCGTCCGAAAGACGGATCGGAGCTATTAGCCCAGCGTAGAAGCGGCGGTAAGACTGCCGCAAGAGCCGCTTTCGCGAGATCGTCCGGATTAGTGTTTCCCGTCATCGCTACCGCGAGAACGGCGGCTAGAGCGCTTCGAGCATACGACGCGACCATCGCTTTAGTTTTATTTGTAACTCGCATTAGCTAAAAATTGTTTTTAGTTCTTCGGCGGTGATACCTAAACGATCTAAAACTTCTTGACGTTTACGATCGCGAGCTTCTTCCGCTTTTGCTACTGCTTGGTCTTCTATTTTAGCTTCGGCGATATCTTTTGCAAGTTGAGCTAACTCTTCCGAGTTGTATTCTCTAATTATAGATTCGCCTGTAAGCGCGTTGTGAATAGTTTTTTGTGGTGCGGTCATATAGTCCTAACTGTTTGCGTAACCGTAGATTTTGTATGTGCCAGTCAAAGTTTCGGGTGATGTAAACGGAAAAAATGTTATGCCGTCAAACGAGGTACTCGCTTTGAATACGCCGTTAGCGGTTGCTACTGTAGCGGTTTCGCCTTGCATAACATTAGCCATACCCCACGAAGTAGGTTTAGCGGCGAACGGACCTTGAATATCAAAACTAGTAGACATACCCGATCCGATATCTGTTCCAGTAGTTAAACGAAAACTTGTACTATTAGCCGCCGCTAGTACTGCCGTAAAAGTACTTGCTCCCGTATCTATGCCATAAACGCCAAAAGTATAATTTGATGTCGTATTATCCGCGCCGCTTACACGCATACGGAACGCAACACGACTACCAACAGAAACTATTAAATCGTTTAACACTATTTTGTAGTTCAAATATGTGGCACTAAAACAATTATTTATGCTCGTAGAAGTACCCGAAAGACTTCCGCTAGTAATAAAAGTAAGACCGCTAGACGCCGGCGGACCTGCCGACGGGAAGAAGATCGCCGCACTAGCCGAAGTGAAGAAGAGAGTCCCGGAGCCGTATTGCGGAATAGATAAAGAGCCGGCAGTCGAGACGGTAGCCGTCCCAGCTGTAACTACGGTCGCATCTGTAGCGATATTTTGGATCACTAAAGTATCGCCGGCAGAGAATAAAGAAGTGTTCACGGTGACGGTAGACGCGCTAGAGACGTTCATTACGACGCGCGTTCCTTTGTCGGCGGCGACAAGCGTATAGTTAGCCGTTTTGGTTGAGACCGTTTGATTAAAGTCGTTCGCTTGTAAAGCGTTCACTTGAGCGGCGGTTAAAACTTGTCCGCTTGTAAAAGTTTGGATCGCCATATTTTTATCCTATCCTAAGCGCCTAAGACGTTTGTAGAGTCGAGTTTACCAAAAACGGCATCGTCGAGCAGTAATTCAAAGACGAGGGTAGTAGGCGAAGTGTAGATCGTCATCCGATGACCTTGACGCGGATCTATAGAGTGCGAGACGCCTTCGACGGATAGCTCTTGCGTAATTGTCGCCGGGCTCCCACTACTAAAAGAGCGCGTAATTTGTACCGTCTGACCGATCTCTAGCAAAGCGACCGCGTTCTTTTGAGCTGTAGTCAAAGAAGCGAAGTTTACTTCGACGCCCGAGAAACGCGGCTCGGGGTTCGGATCTAAAAGATATTCGGCGAAAGCGAGCGCTTGAGCGTCGGTCTCTAGAAACGAGCCAGTCTTTACGACCGCTTGAGTCTGATAAAGCGCGATAGAAGCCGAATCCGTGTCCGTTTGAGCTGTACCGCCGGAGCGCTCGACTGTAGCGCGGTTAATAACTTGATCGGTAGAGAAGTCCACAAAGAGCGAAGCGTACTTAGTGTCCGAGCCGGTATCGCTAAACGTGACCGTCGGACTCGAAAGCGTGTTACCTAGCCGGCTATCAAAAGTTAAAGATCCCGTACGAGATACGAAGATTCGTCCGCCTTCTGCGTCGTCGGATATTGCTCGAAGATACGTCGTAACGGATGTCCCTTCGGCTACTGGATACGCGCCAAGAGTTACCGTCCCCGTCTCGATGTCTCTAGTCCCTGCCGGATAGCCGACTTCGGCTTTATCTAGGATCGTTGTCACTCTTGCCGAAGATAACTCGACTGACGGAGTGAACGCGCTTAAAAAAGTGTTAGCCAATAAAAAAAGATCATCCGCGCAAGTGATCGTAACGGTCGGCACGTTTTTAGTAAACGCCGTTCCGTAGTTGTAAGTAAAGTCAATTACGCGACCTTTAAAAAGAAAGTCGCCGTTACGAGATAAACGGATCTGCCGTAATGGTGAGAGTCCGGGAGTGTCGTCGGTAGTGTCATAGTAAACGCTACTTTCATTAAACGGATCAAAAGCTCTCGTCGTATCTATCGCCGTGACCGTCATAACGCCCGGAGCTATTGAGTCGAGTACGTTCTTTTTACCGCGAAACGCGCTTATCGAAGTCACGTTATTAGTTATCTCTGAGAATTGGTCTACGCCGTCTAAAACGTAGGTCGTATTATCTAGGATGCCTTGCTGGGCGTCGTCGAGCGTGAAGCCGTCGCCGAAGCCGGTATCCATCTCTAGAAGATAAGTTCCGCCGGTTACGATCGTCGCCATTTAAATAGCTATCTGTACGTCTACCGGACCGCTAATAAGGTTGTAGCGCTGTAAAGATTCGACAATAAGGTTAGGTAGATTCGCGTCCGCCGTTACCGTGTTCACGGTTATATTTACCGGCGCCGCTTGATTAGCGCGAGACGTTTCCATTTCGGCTATTCGTTCCGCCATCCCGAAAGTCGTTAGTCCTTGAATTGTGACTAGCTCATTACCGCCACCTATGCCACCACCACCGCCACCACTACCGCCGCCACCGGAGCGACTACCACCACTACTAGAACCGCCGCCGCCGAGACTGGGCAATTCTAAAGACGGAAAGCCAAGACCCGGATCTTTTATTGGATCTAAACGATCGGCGACTTTAGGCGCGTCAAAACTACCGCCAGCCGGAGCCGAGATCGTCGGAAGCGATATAGAAACTTCGCCGACCGTACCTATGTCGATTCCCGGTAATCGGTTGAGCGTTTCTATTGCAAAATTAACGCCTTTTATTATCCCGTTAATCATTGTCTCGATCGTGTCTAAAACAATGGACGCGATGGATACTACGACTTTTCCGACCGCCGTAAAAGCATCCAAGAATAGAAAGAAGCCGCTAATGACTGGACCGATCGCTTTAGCGAGAATCTCGAAAGCTACTTTTAAAGTTACGCCTAGAACGGGTGCGACTTTGTCTCTAATGAATCCGTAAAATTGTTGCAAGAGTTCGCCGTATTTTACGAACGAGTCGCGATTCTGATTAACTTTCTCGAAGATGATATTAAAGATCTTTACTAATCCTTCAAAGATCGGAATCGCTATCGACATAACGATAGGGACGAGATAGTTTTTTATTAGATCGCCTAAGAAACGGAACGCTGGAATCAAGTTGTCTGTAAAAAACTTAGTTAAAGTTTCTACGATCGGGATTAGATATCTTTGTATCGCTGGGACTAGTTGATCGTTAATAAAGCTAGTTACGTGCGAGATCGCTTCCGCTAAGAACGGTCCGATCTTGTTCGCTAATTCTTCGACTATCGGGACGACTTTATTTAAAAAGATATCGGCTAACGATGTAAAGATCGGCAGTAAGTAAGATCCGACTTGCTCGACTAGTTCGCCACTAATAATTTTTAGACGTGATAGTTTGCCTTCAAAAGTTCCTGCGGCGACTTCTGCCGCTCCGCCGAACGTCGCCGAGAGCGCTTCTACTGCTCCGTTAAAGTCTTTAGTTTTGATTAGATTCTCATCTAACGGGATTCCGAGCTTCTGTAAGCCGGCGACGTTTCCGCCGTAAGCCTTCGAGAGCGCTATAGAGACCGCTTCTAGATCTTTGCCAGTAGCGGCGCTTATATTTGTACTTAAAACTAAAAGCTCTTGAGATTTTGTGACGTCGCCGGTAGCGCGAGCGAGGTTCGCGAAAGCTGGACGAAGAGCGTCGTCCGCTATTCCTAGTTGTTTTGACATTGCGCCAATTGAGCCGTCGATCGCTTTTATCTGCTCCGAAGTCGCGTCCGTGTTTGCTTTAAGCGCTTGATTAAGGAGCTCAAAGCTCTTTTGATCTTCCGCCGCCGCTTTTACCGCGAATCCGATCCCGGCGGCGATCGCGCCTACGCCTACGGCGGTAACGGCGGCAATCTTTTTAAACGATCCGCCTAATTTCTCTAACGATCCTTCGGCGTCGTTTACCGCTTTTTTTAACGGTCCAGCGTTGCCCGTTATAGATACGGTAATCGGTTTAGCCATAGGTTTATCCTAGATCGTATTTAGTTATTAGCGAGCTAACTAGAGAGTCGTATCTTTGTCTTACTTCGTCGCGCCGGCTATCTATAGCGTCGTAAAAAAACGGATTCGGCTTTATAGCTCGTTTCGGATAGCCGAAGTGAATCGGGCCGGCATACGGTACGGCGACATTACCGGCGCGGACCTTCGCGCTTTTTTTTGTCGAAGCGTTCTTTATCGCCGACGCGAGCGCTCCCGTTAAGACTGGGACATATTTTTTTGATTCGTTGATAATGATCTCGGCGACTTGTTTATTAGTTTCTAGAAACTCGCTTTTATTTAAGTCGAGAGCGTCCGTCGAAAGCTTGCGTAGGTCGCGCTGTACTTTTGAAAGTCCAGTAATTTTGATCGCTTCGGCTGGATTAGCACGAAAGCCGAAAGTCCCGGTAGCCATTTATCGACGTCTCGCTTTCGCTTTAGTTTCTTTGTTTCTTCTAACTAGTCCATCGGAGATTAGATCTAAAACTATAGGCGACGTTTGTATTAGGTCGTTAGGTGCTATTCCCGTCTCTATGGCTAGCTCGGCGATGTACTCGCTAAACGAGCCGCGCATAGAGATTAAACTTTTGGGTCGTTACTTATTTCTACGTCGGCAACGTTTTTAGCCCACTCTTCAAAAGGTTTTACTACGTTTCCGTTATCTTTGTCGGCAAGCCAAGCGAGATAATAGAGATGCTCCATCCGGATATCTGAGCCGGCGAAAGCCGACGAGATTCCGCATTTAGCCCAGCGTTCAAAGTTAATAATCGCCGGCGGATATACGGCTAGCTCTACTGAGTTTCCATCGCGCCGCTCGACGGTGAGGCGTATTTTTAGCATTAGTTAGGCGACGGCTTGAACGATCGCGCCGCCGCTATAAACAAGACTTACTTGTACTAGCTCGCCGACGTTTATCACGATCGGAGCTTGTGAGAGATATCCGCCCGTGTGGGTGTATCGAGGCGAGCTCGCTCCCGGTGCGGCTGTAAGCGGTTCGTAAACGATAACCGAAGTAGTACCGACATCGCCGAACGCGAATTGAATCGACTCTAAAGTTAAGAACGATCCTAAAAGAGTAAAAGAAGTTTCCGAGTTTTCAAGACCTGCGACGTTATCTACTGACGTAGACGCGAGCGTCGTAGCGTCAAGCGGCGGGAACGTCTTCGTCATCTCGATAGAGACAAGTTGATCGTTGAAATCAACTCCGCCGACCGTAAAGACAGTCGCTTTTCCTAGTTGAGTTACTGTAGCCATAGTTTTAGTTTACTCCGTTTCGTCGTTAATAGTTTTATCATACTTCTTAGGTGCTTTAGTGGGTTTCACTTGTTCAATTATCGCGCCGATCGTAAGACTTTTAGCAACCGACACGCCGCTTGCAATAAGATCTATATCGGTGACAATATCTCCCGGCTTAAAAGCGTAAAGCCTTGAAGATATAACTTGATAGGTCGTCATCCGTAAAGCTCCATAGAGTAACGATAAGCGAGCATTTCCACGCCGCTAACACTAACCGATATCGGCGTCGCCGAAACGACTCTCGACGTAGAAACGGTCGCTACGGACGCTTTAGGGAGCGTAGGAGCGGCGTCTAGCTTTGCTTTGATAGAAGTTGAGCCAGTAGGCGCGAGGAAGCTATCTAGGTAATCTTGAGCGGATCGCTCCGACATCCTGCCAGTAATAAGAATTAGATCTATTGTCGCCGTGTCGAGCGTGTTCGCTAAAACGTATTGCCACGTTAAAGAGAGTTGCCCGATTACGAGCGCCGGCGGAACTAGACCGTCGGGAATTGTGTCGTAAACTCGTAGCCCGGTGATATTTATCGCCGTTTTAATACCGTCGCGAACGTCTGACGGGATCACGCTAAAACTTCGCGCCTATAAGGTCTAACCATCGCTTGCACGTCGCGACCTAACGGCGACATACGGATAGCGCCGAGCTCTGATAAGCCGAGAACGCCGCCGACACTTGAAGCACGTTTAACGAGATCGGTAGAAAGAATTAGACACGCTTCTTCGACATCGTCCGGCGGAGTGCCGTTATACCATCCAAATTTAGCGGTTACTTGTATTCCCGGACGAAGATTTATCGGCGACGGGAATAACGTCGTACCGACCATCGTTACTACTGTGAACGGTCGTTCTTGCTGGGGAGCGTTAATCGGATCAAGAATATAATCGACGTTAAAAGTAAGAGTCGTCTCGTAAGTACCATCGCCGCCGGTGTCGGTTTTTACCATTAGTCCAGTAGTCGAAGAGATGTCGTCTACGAAGAGACGATAAAAGTCAGTTGCCCGATACTGCCGAGCGGTAGCGGTAGCGTCCGCCCAAAAACGGCGGTTAGTCATCCGATCTATAGAACGCGAAGCGGACTCGATAGCTTTCTCGATATTGACCGTCTCGTCGGCGGTGACTGTAGACATCCCGGTATAAGCCTGAAACGTAGCGAGCGTCGTATAACCATTAGAGATAGCCATCTAGTCGCCTTTCAATTTTTTAGAAGTCCTTTTCGGTTTAACTATTTCGCGATCTTCTTTTTCAATACTGACCGGCTCGACTAGCGGCGCTTGAGATCCCGTCGAAAGGATGCCATCTAGCCGAGCCAGCTCTTTATCTACTAAAAGAACTCGGGCGTCGTCGGCGCGTAGCACATATTTAACGCGCTCGATTAGTAAGCCTTTGCGATAGTTCTCGACGTTTGATCTCATAGTAGAAGATTAGAGGATCTTTCGCCGGCTAGTAGGAGGTAACTAGCCGACGAAAGAGAAACTCTAGAAGCTAGGTGTGATGAGACCGGTTCCGCCGATAATTGCACCCGCGAGCGGTCGTCTTTGAGCTGTGAAAGCCGAGAATCCGAAGAGAACGATTCGGATAGCGACTTTGCCGTCTGGCTGTTCAAAGCGAACGTAGGTCGGCATTTGTGGAGCTTCCCACAAGTGCATCTCGTCCGAGCTAACGATATAGATCAAGTCTTCATTAGTTCCGGCGCCGTTCGTAGTTGTTACGTTCGCGTCGGTGATTACTGGCAAGCCGAGCATCGAGTATTGACCGCTTTGACCGTAGCCAAGACCGGAGTACGTGCCGACTGCGTTCATAGGACCGTTCGCGTTAGGTACTACTAGCGGACGCTTTTGGTCGTCTACGCCGGCGAGAAAGAATCCTAAGCGGCGAGGGTGCATAATAATAAAGTTCGGTCCTTGAAACACGGCGCTCTGTACGCGCTGGATTCCGTCTACGATCTTCGGATACATTTCGCCGACTGTAGGGCTCGCGTCCGTGTAGGTTACGACGGCGGTTAGCGCTGTAGTAATACCGGTCGGTTCGCCGCTTGAGCCGGAACCGTTCAAGATACCGAAGTCAAGTTTTGTGTTATATGCCGAGATCAAGTCTGCGAGTACGACGTCTTCGATATTCGCGCCGCGTAAGATCGCTTGCTTCGAGACGTCTTGCATACCGGCAATCGTGTTTACGTTCACGGTAAGAAGAGTGTCGTCGATATTTGTCTCAGTAGCGGTGTCGTTTTCTGCGGCTTGATAGCCGACGGCGGTTCCGGTCGTTACCTTCGAGATATTGACCGTCATACCTTGAGCCGGAAGAACGTGCTTTCGGCAAATATCGGCTACTGGACGTCCAGCTCTTGCGAGCGGAGCGTAAAGATCTACGAGGTATTGCGGAACTACGAGACCGGCGAAAGCGGCTGTACCGACGTCGCGCTTTTCTACTTGAAGCTCGCGGTTGTAGCGAGTGATTCGCTCCTGAGCGTCAAAGTCGCGAGAGAACTCGGCGTTCATCGCGTCGGCGAGAAACGAGTTTTTTCCGCGAGCGTGATAGGTCGGCTCTTCGGAAGTTACTTTCCATCCGCCTACTTGAGTCGCGTTAGGTGTTGAAACTTCGACACGCTTCGCGAGTTCGTTCGCGGCTTGCTTGCGAGTTTCAATTTCTGAGATCTGCTGGATGCGACCGTCAAGTTTTTCGATCTCTAAAGCGAGAGCAGAGACGTTAGCTACTTCGATCTCGTTGAGATCGCGATCTTCTTCGGCGGCGCGATTAAGTGTCGCGTCGATAAGTTCGTTCTTTGAATTACGCTTCTCTTGAAGTTGTGATAAAAAAGTCATTTTGTGATAGTCCTTAAAATAGTTTTGATGGATGCTATCGAGGTGTCTAGCTATTCTTTGAACGGGTGTCGATCTTTGTCGAGGTGCGTTCTAAGACTATAGAGGTGTCGTCGCTTCAAGAGTAGCGGATAGGTGTAGCACTTATCAAGCTTCTTCTAGTTCTTGTTTTACGATACCGTTTGCCCAGCTCTGACCCGGATCGCCGCCCCATAACGCCCAAGCGATACGACCTGCCGACGGATAGCCGTTTTCGTCCGGCGTAAAGCCTTCGCCTTTTTTATCTACTTCGTGACGTGCGAAGAAAGATCGCATCCTAAGAACCGTGTCATAAGTTAAAGCGCCGTTCACAATATCTCTAGCCCGAGCGACGCCTATCGCCGTACCGCCGCGACCGTAGATCCGACGCCACTCCAAGCCGCGACGCGCTTCTTCTCTCATCTCTTTAGTCGGTGTATAAGACTCCGCTCGTTCACTAGTTGAGCCTGCCCATTTATTACAGTAGTAAGAAGCCATAACTTGAGCGTCCCATAGCGAGCAGTAACCGCTTACGTAATAAGAACAATTCGAGCATCTTCGACCGTCGGGAACGTCTTGCGATGAAGCCGGACGATAATTATTCGGTAAAGCGCGATAATTTTCGGATAGTTCTATTGCGACTATCTGAGCTTTAGCTTCTCGCCGGCTGGAGTGACAAGCTAGAAGAGTTCCGTCGGATTCTTTTACTACGGCGTATCCGTTTAGACACTCCGGATTATTTGTCTCTATGCGGTAGGGCATAGATTAATCTACGTCGGGAGTTAAGGTTCTAAGTTCTTGGTCCGCGTGTGAAGCGATCCCGTAAATAGTTTGACGCGATGGTAATTCGATGGCGATCGTGTCGTCTTTTTCGATGGTCAAGCCGTTACTAGTTGTTACGTCGGCGCCGCCGATATAGATTGAGTTTTGGCTTTGATGGTGGATATAAATTACGCGGTGCATATCGTCCGCCGCGACTGCTAAGACGCGAGACGTCCCTACGGTTAGCGCTGTAGATTTCATTTTCTTATTTTGGCTAGAACGTCGGCTAGTTGAGCGAGGTTAGGTTTCTCGATGATTTCGCGCACTAGATCAACGGATGCCGCTTCGCCGTAAGCGCCGAAAGTTACGAGAGACACTTCGGCGAGGTGAGCTTTGATTCTCTCGACTACGCCGGAAGCGGTTTTACGATCTTTTAAAGGCTGGAAGCCGATAGATAGGTTCGTTAGAACGCCGTCACGAACGAGTTCTAAAGCTTGATCGCCGTAGTCGGTTTTAGAGATCCGAAACTCGCCGTAAAGACCTTTTTTGTCTTCGCGTAATACCGTAGCTTTGCCTAACGGTAGCGCTTGTTGATCGTGACCTTGTAAAAGTTTGACGCGATGCGCGGCGCGAGTTACCGCTTCAAAAGCGCCCAGCCGAAACACTTCGACTAGTCCGGGATGGATTCGCGCTTCGGTATCGTACGGGACACATATTCCGCAAATAGTACGACCGTCGCCTTCGGCGCGTACTTCTAGATCGCTTTCATATTTACGAGTTTCTAAAGCCATAATCTAATCCTATTCGTCTAAAGGTTCTTCTAACGGTGATTCTTCTAACGTCGTTTCGGGTTCGCCGATCGGCGGACGATTCTCGAAGTCTGCTCTTACTTCGGCGACCGTTAAGAAGCCGGCTTCGAGTGCGATCTTATGCGCTTGATATCTAGTGAGAGTGTCGGATCGTAGTAGCGCGTCGGTGTTAAACTTTGCGTATTGACCGCGAGGGAGTAGGTCGGTGAACGCCGCTTCTATGCGAGTGATTAGCGGAGTGATTCCGCGCAAGAATTGAAGTTGCTCTTGCTCGACGTTTGAATAGGTTCGAGAAGAGTTCGGAGCGCCAAGATAGTAGCCCGGTAGCCCCAGCATATTAGCTATCTCAGTAAGCGAGAATTGTCGCGACTCTACGAGCTGGGAGTCTTTAGCGTTGTCGCTTAATTGTTGAAACTTTGTTGAAGCGTTCAATACTGCCGGCTCGCGTGACGTTCCGCCGTAGTGTCTCATCCATACCGCCTTTAACATATCTGCTTCGTCTTGCGATAGATCGGCGTTATCTGAGTAGAGAATCCCGGTCGGCTGGGCTCCGCCGTCAAAGTATTTAGCGGAGTATTCTTGCATCGCGAGCGCCGTTCCGATTCCTTGACGTTGAGCGGCGACTAATCCCGTTCCGACTATTTGACCGGGAAGAGCAAAGTTTTTTATATGCAAGATTTGATCTTCGTCGTAAAGTTCGTCGTTAATTCTGTAGCTAAGACGTCCCTCGATTCGCTCGACGTGAACTCTTGTAGAAGAGATCGGATAAATAGATTCCGGATATCCGTTAGCGCCAAGCTCGCCAAGTATCGCTATATAGTTTCCGTGAATTAGTAGCGCGGCAGTCATCGCGCAAAGAGTCTCGATCCGTGTTTCTTTCGGATACGGTCGTTCTAAGATCGGTGGGATCGGCTCTATGCGAACGTCACCTCTATAGGCGTGTATCGGTAAAGCGCCGATCGTGTCTGATATCAAAGTGATACCGCGCCATAAGCCGGGAATAGAGAGCGTCGTCGCTTCATCTACGAACGTCCCAGCGTAAACCGTATTATAGTAACGGGACACTCTGCCGAGAGAATCGACATAGCTATTCGGTTGCGGTTGCGGTAAGTAGCCTTGACGCTTTTTTAGTTTGAGACGGTCGAAGATAGCCATTATTTAAGACTATATCTTAGTTACTGCGTGTCTCGTTATTAGTAGATCAACGAACGCGGCTTAGTTTCTACTTTACGATGGACGGAGTGATGCCAAGCGAGAGTAGCGGCGTAAAGCGGAGTTAGATCGGCTTCCGTGTTTATACGCGCCCATAGCCAAGACTGCCCGAGCTGGCGTTTCTTAGCGTTTAAGATCGCGTCATCTAGAACGCTTGAAGTCTTTACTTTTACGCTCTTATCTAGAATCGCGTCATAAAATAAATTACACGCGCTTACTACGTCTTGAGTCCGGTACTTAATGACGTTCACGCCTAGATTCTGTAAAGGCTCGACTAGAGCGCCTGCCGGCGAATAGCCGTCTACGACTAGCGGAGCTTTCCAGCGTCGAGCGATCTCTAAAGCGCGTTGAGCGATCCAAGCGACGCCGGGACGTGACTCGATGACTTCTATCCGTCCTTGCTCATCTGAGACCACTATCGAAGCTGTAGAGCGATCTAAAGAGACATCTAGACCGAACGTAAGCCGTCCAGCTGGAGCGACTTTCGCACTATTGCAAGCGAACCACACTTTTTCGGGAATAAGTCGATCGTCTTGATTCGTCCAAGTGTTTAGATAACTACGTCTAAAGTCGGTGAGTGTCATCGTCGCGAGCGCGTGATCTATAGCCGAAGTGTCTATCGTGTTTCCGAGTGCTGGCATACAACGCGCCCACGTTTTAGGGTCGTAAGGATCATCGTCGGGATCGGCGGAATATTCAAAGTAAGCGATCCCGTTAATAAGTCCGTCCTTAATCGCTTGCCTGCCGGCGTCTACTTTGCGGCGTAAAAACATAGATTCGCTAGTCCCGGCAGTAGACAAGATAAGAATCTGAGCGTCCTTCTTTGTAGCCATAGCCGGCAAGAGAGCCGCTTCGCGTATCCCGTCGTAGTCGGCGAAAGCTTCATCTATTACCGCAAGCGAAAGAGTTTTACCGTGTCCGGCTGTAGGTGTAGACGGTAAGACTTGAATCCTTGAGCCGTTTCTAAAGATTATTGACTCGTTACCGTTCGCGGTGTAAATCCTTCTAATCGTCGGCGCTAGCGACGAGTTTTGTAAAGCTGGGACCTGATCGTCCATAAGTTTTCGGCGAGCGTCGAAGCCTGTTTGAGCGGTGTAGGCGATCGCTTGAGCCGAGCCCCAAGCTAAAGCGCGGTGTACTTCCCACGCGAGAACTAGTGCAGTCTTGCCGCTTTGTCGCGGTACGGTGACGACTATCTCTCGATACGCCGGCGTTCCATCTTCTAAGACTTCTAGACCGACGTTCGCTACTTGCTCTTGCCAAGCCATTAGCGGAGTTCCCAGCCGGTGAGCGATCGCCGCTAGTTCTGCTCCGCGAGTTTTACGACTCGGATTCCGGCGCGTTTCGTAGCGCGGAGTCGCTCCATATTGCGGCGATGACTGAGTTAAAGTCTTCGACATCGTTAGCGCCTACCGTTCTTAAGACGTCTTCGGCTTCGCGATATTGTCGCCATAGATTCGCGTTCTCGGGATGCTCGTCTACTGAGCGAGCAAGAAGCCGACATATTTCGACGCGAGCCGAATCGACTTTCTCTAATCGGCCCATCTGCCATAACGCTTCGATCAAAGCTTCCATAGCTAAGACGTTTGTTCCGTAAAAGATATTTGTTTTTTTGACTGGAATAGTCTTTATTTTGCTGGATTCTTTCGGATTCTTTGCGATTATCTTTTTTATTTGTTTTTTTCTTGCGACCATAAAAAGGCTCAACTTTCTTGACTAGAGAGAGATCTGT